TTACGCCTTCTTTATATCCTCCATAATTCCACAGTGGGACATATTTGGGACATTATCACCAAAAATGTCGTCTATTTTCCTTGCATGCTCTGTCAAATGATTAGGCGCAAGGTGAGCATACCTACGAACCATTTCTATGGACTCCCATCCGCCCATTTCCTGAAGCACAGATAATGGGACGCCTGACTGGATCAGCCAGCTTGCCCAGGTGTGTCTGAGGTCATGGAAACGGAAATCTCCAATTCCTGCACGACGACAAGCTGATAGCCATGATGTCTTGCTGTCGATGCGCATCTTCCTGACCGCAGGCGTTGATGTTCCATCTGCTCGCTTAGCCGCCTTGGTATGTACAAACACCCATTTGTGATGCTTGCCTATTTGATCACGCAACACTTTACAGGCGGTATCGTTCAGCGCCACACCAATGGCGCGGTTTGATTTGCTCTCTTCTGGATTCACCCAGGCAACTCGTCGCTGCATGTCGATTTGTTGCCATTCCAGATTTATGATGTTCGACTTTCTCAGACCAGTTGCCAGCGCAAACTTGACGACAGATTTCAGTGGTTCGGGGCACTCATCAATAAGGCGTTTTGCTTCCTCCTTTTCCAGCCATCTGACTCGCTTGTTTCTGACCGCTGGTATCTTGATGACAGGCGCTTTTTCCAGCCACTTCCAGTCGCGTTCTGCAGCACGGAGAATGGCCTTTATCATGGCAAGATGCTTTGCCTTTGTCTGAGTTGATACTGGCTTTGGTTCATAAACAGGCGGTTCTTTACCTTTCCTGATGGCGGCCTGAACTTTCTGTTTCCATATTTCTTTCGTCTTTCTGTTATGCATTCTGCTTACAGCAGAGTAAATCTTTGCCTCCGAGATATCTTTAAGCCTTATACCCTCAAAATGTTCAAGCCAAAACTCAATCCGGCTTTTATCTGAATCGAGAGATTTTTTATCAGCTTTTTCCTCAAGCCATCTTAGGCAGGCCTCTTCAAAAGTGACATCAGGTAAATCCCCTAGCTTTTCTACTCGCCAGAGTTCTGCTTTTCGCTTGTCGTGCAACTCCTGAGCTTGCCGCTTGTCCTTTGTGCCAAGAGATTCCTTAATTCGTTTCCCGCCCGGGAGCGAATACGAGGCATACCATATTTCATTTCTGCGGAAGAGTGACATTTTCTTTCCTCTGTTATGCCATCACCCGCGCTCACCTGGACAGTATGCAGCGGAGACTGAAGCGCCGCAATGCAAGCTTGCCGTGTTGTGAGGTAAGGAGATTTTGGCTTGGTTGGATCTTTACGTGTTGCCTGTAGGCGGCCTGTTCGTATCCAGTTGGTGGCAGTCGGTCTGGATATCTTGAGAAAATGACAGGCCTCATCGAGTGTGAGGCTGTATGGCTCCATTATTTCACCTCTTGCTGTGACATTGTTGAAAAATGGATACCAGCTCGTTGCTGCCAGACGATCCAACCGAGAGTCATATCCCATGCCATGTATTCGTTATCGCCGTTTTTTGCTCTCCGACGATCTACTAAGTCACCGAAACGCTTTTCCATGAATAATTCATAAGCTTCGCGTTCATCTGGTTCTACTTCCAGAGATAGGAGTGCGATTTCATAAGCACGGCGCTCAATATCGTCTCGCACGTCAAGGCTGCTGATACGCTCTTTAATTTCTTTAATCAGTTCTTTGTCGGTAAAAGTGGTCATTATGCTCCAGCCTCCGGTGCTTTTGGCATTACTGCCCAGTGAGTGATATTGACGTTTTCAAGGTCCCCGACCTGAAATGTCCACTGCCATTCTCCGGTTTCTTTTTGTCCCCAGGTGTACCAGAGAGAACGCCAGCCAATTAGCCAGCCTTCTCCGTTAGCATCGAATAACAAAACACTTTCATTTGCTGGTGGCAGTTCAGTTGACACTGGTATTACTTTGTTTTCCTGTGCTGCACATTTAGCTTCAAGCGCATCGAATTTACGCACCAGGTATTCAGCATCTGTTTCATTTACTTTCAGATCTCGCGGTACACATCTCCCACGAAGAAACCCTTCCATTTCGAAAACATTCATGCGCATTTGCGTAACTCCGATAACTCGTTAAAGCGTTCCATAAACATCCCGTAGGCATGGCCCGGTGCCAGTGGAATCACGTTGAACATCTCTGTTGCCGGGATACCTTCCAGTACAGGCCAGAAAGAGCCATCATCAAGCCCGAGATCGCGGCGTTCGGTTGCCAGCATGATGAGATCGGCATATTTCACGGGCGTACTCATAACTGGGGGTAACCCGTATTTCTCACGGATTACGGCGTCTATTTTTTCTTCCATTTGTTTATAGTCAGGAAGAAGGCGTTTCAGTGGTGCGGGAATGTCCTGGCAATACGCTTCTGTTGCATCATGCATTAACGCTTCAAAAGCAAATTCCTGCGGCACCAGCTGGCTGCAAAGAACCGCATGTTGGGCGACGCTGTAGAAGTGCGAAAGATGACCGGCAAAGCGACAGATATTTGAAAGGGAAACCGCGATATCGTTAATATCGATGTCGTCTTTATTTATCCTGTCATAATAAAAATGCTTCCCGGAAAAAGTTTTAATAAATGACATTTTGTTCTCCACGTATATGCGCTGCACCGCGCTGAATTTTGGTTAAAGAAAACCCTCGCCATCAGGCGATTATTGAGTTAATTACGTTTCCATAAATGCCCCCGCAGGGGCATTTGCAGTAATGAAATCAGGCGGTGAAAGTACCAATAAAGGTTTCTACTTTGCTGTCTTTGAATTTTTCAACAAGCAGATCACGAAATTCGTTAGCCATTTCTTCCTGCACTGCTTCCAGCTGAATAATGCGCAGAACCAGTACAGGGCGATCACCAGTGATAATGCTGAGGCGTAATTTAAACGGACGTTCTTTCAGGCCTTCAAACGGAACGCATTTAAACTCAAATGCTACTGGCATAATGTCTTTGGTTTTCGCTTCGACAGACTCCATCAGAGAGCGTTTGCCGCTGAAGTCATTGTCTTCAAAATCAGCGGTCTGGTTTGCTTCAATCGTGATTTTACGGACCGCCGCAGCCGCTTTTGTTGCCTGAATGGCGTCACCATTAGCATCAAAGCCCACAAGGTAGTCGGCCCAGTCTTCAATCCATTCTGCCAGTGACTTCTGGGAGTTACGCTCGCCGTTAACAGACAACAGGGCAGAGAACGGTGCTGTCTTTTTCAGTTTGAGAGTGGCGGTGTTATCTGCGTGACCTGGTTCATCAATAGTACCCAGGTTAAGCACACTGACGGCTCGCATATTATCAGCATCGATAAAGCAGCGGGTGCCTTCATCTGCAAGATCTTTAGAATAACGGGTAAAGTCATCGATGCTGGCAGTGGAAAGCGCACCACGGAAACGGAAGCGATTTAAATTAAATTTTTCCAGATCATGAATGCGGAAATTCTCAGGCAATGCCACAGCATCGGCACCAATCTTACTGATAATTTCATTAACACCCTGAGCAGAAATAAGGGCATGGATTTGATTAATTGCGGTTGCGTCTAAGTTCTGAGACATAATAAGTCCTCACTATATAAAGATATTCAGTGATGAGATAAATAATCAGTTTATTAAAAACGATATTAACGACCTGCTGCGCGGAGTTTTCCGTCAGGTTCACCGGCAAGAGTCAGTAATTGTCCCTGGTCTTCCTGCAGAATAGTCAGGCGACCACCGCGATTGACATACATCGGCGTTTCGGTGGTGTCTTCTTCGGAAATTTTCCCGCGGTTAGTCGGGCGAACATATGAGAGTTTGTGTTTGATTTTTACACGGTTCTCATCAAACGGTTCGATTTCCAGGTTGAGCGAGACCTTACCTTTGGTTTTCGTGTTCATCACACCGGAAGCGACTTCACTGAGAACTGCGCCGATTTTGGTTTCAAATACGCCGCCGTCCAGCTCCCCGATAAATGCCTGCACATCAGTACTGCGTTCGCTAGCCATTTTGCTGCTCCCCATCATATCGACCCTGCAGGGTCGGTTGGTTTCTCCACAAAACAGAGAAGAACACCTGCGGTGGCAGCCGCCCGGATGGATTGGGTTATGAGCCCGTCGTCCGGTGATGCTCTTCTCTGTTTTGTAAAAAGGACGGTACCAGCCGGAAGCAAGGGTACAAGCTGATACCGCCAGGACTACACACAGCATAAAGTTGTGGTGCCGGGTGCCTCCCGGTGCCTGGCGAAGGTTGCACACCAGGCGGGTGGGTATCCACAGAAGGTCGACTGTCAGCCTCAACCTTAACCCGCGTGCGCTGAGCCGCATTCACCACAACGCTAAGGATTCTCTCTGGTTGAAAATACTTAGCTGTTATGTGCCTGCTTTTAGCCACATCAGGCGAGGTGGACCTAGTTATTCCCCAACAACAAGGATTTGGTTAATCTGGATATCCCCAACAACTAGCTGAGTATTCAACGTGATAGCTGAACTGTCTGCGGCTATGGCCGCTATAAAGGAGACTGCCGGTCTTGCTAAGGTTATTAATGACGCGAAAACGGATGCAGAAGTTAAAGCTGCAACCATTGAACTCCAGAACAAACTAATCACGCTTCAGGCAGAATGCTTCTCTCTTGGCGATGCGATCCGCCTTCGTGATGAAGAGGTGATGCATCTCAAAGCAAAAATTGCAGAGTTTGAAGATTTTTGTGCCAAGGTAGAAGGATATGTCCTTGATCAGCTTGACTCTGGTGCTTTTGTTTACTCTAAAAATGAAATTGTGAGTGGAAAAGAAATAACTGTGCATCTGTGCCCACTTTGTTATTCCAAAAATATAAAATCGATACTTCATCCGCTTCCAGTAGGTAAAACTTCTCATTTTCTTACAAGCCGTTGCCTTCACTGTGAAAATAAATTTCTTATGGAAAAAAATCCGATGTACGAACGACCAAGATCATTACGTGAGTTGGGGCGAGATCTGAATTCGCCTTGGATTCCTTAAATCTTGCATTGGTTGGATGATACCCAGATTGTTAAAGAGCTAAGCGTCCTGTAGGGCGCTTTTTTGTTGCTAACGAATCATCCTGGACTTCATATGCCCCAGGCGGCTACTTCGTGGGCGTCCTGCCTGTTCGTTATCTTTGATATAAAATCTAACTTAACTTAGTTATTATGGCAAGAGAAAACACCAAACTTTTCTTAGTTCGGTGCCTTAGTTAGAGAAGAGAGGTCTTAGAGTTCGTATTGAACTCCTTTGACTACACCAATGATAAGGCAATTACCATTGATAGGGATGTTGGGATACCGAGGATTTAATGGCACTAAAAACTTTTGAGGGCCATCGATGACTAATTTTTTTACTGTAGCTTCGTTTGTTCCATCAAGTCGAGCGATGACTATTTTTCCATGACGAGGTTCTGCATCTGGATCTACAATCACTGTTGCGCCTTCTGGTATTGTTGGGAGGCCATTAGGGTTAGTCATGGAGTCACCTTTAACCTCTAATGCAAATGAGTTATCACCAATCTTTAATGATGTATCTACCCACTTGTCCACTTCACTAAACACTTCTGCTGCCCTGCACTCAGTAAACTGCCCAGCCTGAACCCACGATATTACAGGAACTCTGCGCATGTTTGTGACGAGTTTGCCTTCAAACTCAGCACCATAAAGAATGTAATCTATTGACGTATTGAAGAACTTCGCTAATTTCGAAAGTGCCTCCCCACCAGGGGTATTGATGTCTTTCTCCCAGTACCCCACAGCAACGTCGCTTACTCCACAAAATTTACCCAATTCTTTCTGGGACGTTCCGGTAACTCTTCTCAGAGCTTTTATACGCTGACCAACCGTTTCCATAGGAGCACCATTTCTTGAATTGCTAAGTAATCTTAGTTTTTATTGACCAAAGATAGATTTGTAATTAGCATCTAATAAAACTTAGTTTGGAGGGCGTATGACAACTGACGATATCGAAAGCTACTTCGGCAGTATTGAGAAAGTTGCTGCTTTTTTCGGCATAACAACTGAAGCCGTTTATCAGTGGCGAAACCGTCCGGGCCAGTTAATTCCAAAAGGACGTGCAGCAGAAGCTGCATATAGAACTTGCGGACGGTTGCCATTTAAACCTGAGCTTTATGAAAAATCTAATGGATAAATCGATTAACAGAAACCACAGAACGATGAGGCTAACCGTGGGTAAGCATCACTGGAAAGTAGAAAAACAGCCTGAGTGGTACGTGAAAGCTGTCAGAAAAACTATCGCAGCGTTGCCGGGTGGTTACGCTGAAGCAGCTGACTGGCTGGATGTAACAGAAAACGCATTATTTAACCGCCTTCGTGCCGATGGCGATCAGATTTTCCCGCTGGGATGGGCAATGATTTTGCAACGTGCTGGTGGAACTCACTTCATTGCTGACGCTGTGGCGCAGGCTGCAAATGGCGTCTTTGTGTCTCTTCCTGACGTCGAGGATGTGGACAACGCCGATATTAACCAGCGCCTGCTGGAAGTCATTGAACAGATTGGCAGTTATTCCAGACAGATTCGTTCGGCAATCGAAGACGGTGTGGTGGAACCGCATGAGAAGACAGCAATTAACGACGAGCTGTATCTCTCAATTTCGAAGCTGCAGGAGCATGCAGCACTGGTCTACAAAATCTTTTGCATTTCAGAAAGTAATGACGCCCGCGAGTGTGCAGCTCCGGGCGCCGTGGCGTGTCGTGACTGTGGAGAAACTAACGCATGAACAGTTTAACAACACACTACCGTCGCTCGCAACTGATTGCGCTTCCTGTACCGGGTGGAAAAGCGAAGGTGGAGTATTGCTATGCAGTTAATGTACCAGGTGACAGGGAAATTGTAACCCACAGCTTTGCTGAGTGGGCTGTGGGTGATTTCAACCGGCAGAAGGAGACAGTCCTTTGCGACAAGTTAACCGCTGGTTCAAAGATCACTACGGAGTGCCCGTCAGAGTCATTCGTTGGGAGCCGGAAACACAACGAGTTATCTACCTCCGCGAAGGCTATGAGCATGAGTGCTTCAGCCCGCTCGAACAGTTTCGTCGTAAATTCAGGGAAATAGAGGTCGGTCATGAGCACTAAATTAACCGGCTATGTATGGGATGGTTGCGCTGCATCAGGCATGAAATTATCCAGCGTGGCAATTATGGCCCGCCTGGCTGATTTCAGTAATGACGAAGGTGTGTGCTGGCCATCAATTGAAACTATTGCCCGTCAGATTGGCGCGGGGATGAGTACCGTCAGGACGGCTATCGCACGGCTGGAAGCAGAAGGCTGGTTAACGCGTAAGGCGCGTCGCCAGGGTAACCGCAATGCGTCGAATGTTTATCAGCTTAACGTTGCGAAGCTTCAGGCAGCGGCATTTTCTCAACTGTCAGATTCTGACCCGTCAAAATCTGACGCATTAAAATCTGACCCGTCAAAATTTGATGCGTCGAAATCTGGCAAAAAAGCGGGTTTTCACCCGTCAGAATCTGGCGGGGATCCGTCAGTAAAATCAAAACATGATCCGTCAGATAAAAAACCTTCTCGTCCGGACGCTTCGCAACCGGACACGCAGACGGATGAACAGGATTTTTTAACTCGCCATCCTGATGCGGTTGTATTCAGCCCTAAAAAGCGCCAGTGGGGAACGCAGGATGATTTGACCTGCGCACAGTGGCTCTGGAAAAAAATCATCGCCCTGTACGAGCAAGCCGCCGAATGTGACGGCGAGGTGGTTCGTCCCAAAGAACCGAACTGGACAGCCTGGGCAAACGAAATTCGCCTGATGTGTGTACAGGATGGTCGTACTCACAAACAAATCTGCGAGATGTACAGCCGCGTCAGCCGCGATCCGTTCTGGTGCCGTAACGTGCTCAGCCCGTCGAAGTTGCGGGAAAAATGGGATGAGCTTTCCCTGCGCTTATCACCGTCCGTCAGCACGTACACCGAAAAACGCGAAGACCCGTACTTCAAATCCAGTTACGACAACGTGGACTACAGCCAGATCCCTGCAGGATTCAGGGGGTGATCATGAGTCTGTTAAATGACGTTCAGAAATTCATTGAAGCCCATCCGGGGTGTACTTCCGGAGACATTGCGGATGCTTTTGCAGGTTACTCACGGCAGCGCGTTCTGCAGTCTGCAAGCAAGTTACGTCAGAGTGGGCGTGTGGCTCACCGTTGTGAAGGAGATACATGCAGACATTTCCCGCGCCTGACTGAGAGAGCGCAGGAGCCGGAACCACAACCAGTTCGTGAAACCAGACCTGTGCGCAATTTCTATGTCGGCACTAACGATCCACGGGTGATTTTGTGCCTGACCCGCCAGGCTGAAGAACTGGAGTCCAGGGGCTTATACCGTCGTGCTGCAACGGTGTGGATGGCGGCATTCCGTGAAAGCCACTCCCAGCCAGAACGAAACAATTTTCTGGCGCGTCGTGAACGGTGTTTACGGAAAAGCAGTAAGCGGGCTGCATCGGGTGAAGAGTGGTATCTGTCAGGGAATTACGTGGGGGCGTAATGACGACGTTAACTCAATGCCAGCAGCAGGTGCTGGATATGCTGATTTCTTATCAGAAAGAGCGTGGCTTTCCGCCAACCAATCAGGAGGTGGCAACCATGCTGGGATACCGTTCGGTGAATGCAGCGGTGGAGCATCTTCGCGCACTGGAGAAAAAAGGCGTCATCACGATAAAGCGTGGCGTGGCACGGGGGATAACGCTTCATACCGCTGTGAAGGACGACGACAACGAGGCGGTCGGGATTATCCGCGCACTGCTTGCCGGTGAGGAAAACGCCAGGCTGCGTGCAGCCCACTGGTTACATGAGAGGGGCCTGAAAGTATGAAGCTGATCCTGCCTTTTCCGCCCAGCGTGAACACGTACTGGCGACACCCCAACAAAGGGGCGTTTGCTGGTAAGAGTCTGATAAGCGCAGCGGGGCGCAAATTCCAGAGCGCGGCGTGCGCAGCAATAGTTGAGCAGTTACGTCGCCTGCCGAAACCAACGTCGGCACCTGCTTCAGTGGAGATCGTGTTGTTTCCTCCGGATAACCGGATCCGCGATCTGGACAACTATAACAAGGCGCTGTTTGACGCCCTGACCCACGCGGGGGTGTGGGAAGACGACAGTCAGGTGAAAAGAATGCTGGTGGAGTGGGGACCGGTTATCCCGAAAGGGAAGGTCGAGATCACTATCAGTAAGTATGAGAAACCGGCGGGTGCAGCCGCCTGATTAAGAGGAGAAACGAAGTATGAATAATCTGATGGTCATTGATGGTATTGAAGTTCGTCGTGATGCTTATGGTCGTTACAGCCTGAACGATCTGCACAGGGCTGCCGGTTCTCTGGATAAGCATAAGCCTGCATTCTGGCTCCGCAATGAGCAAACTGAACGTTTAATAAGCGAGTTGCAGATTTGCAACTCGGTCAATATAGAGCCAGTTAACGTTATTCGTGGCGGAAATAACCAGGGGACGTATGTCTGCAAAGAACTGGTGTATGCCTATGCAATGTGGATCAGCCCGTCATTCCATCTGAAGGTGATCCGTACTTTCGACATGGTAACCAGCGCACCGGAAAAATTATCCGGACAGGCTGCTGACAAGATGCAGGCTGGTGTGATTCTGCTGGACTTTATGCGCCGGGAATTAAACCTGTCTAACTCTTCAGTGCTTGGTGCCTGTCAGAAACTCCAGGAGGCTGTTGGCTTACCGAATCTGGCACCGCGCTATGCCATTGATGCTCCTGCTGACGCGCCTGATGGCTCAAGCCGCCCCACGCTGTCACTGAGTGCACTGCTGAAGCAGTATGGTATCCGCCTGACAGCTAATCAGGCATATCACCAGATGGTGAAGCTGGGGATCGTCGAGCAGCGCGAACGATACAGCCGTACCGCGATTAACAACATCAAAAAATTCTGGTCGCTGACAGCGAAAGGCTGCATGTTCGGCAAGAATATCACCAGTCCCGCAAATCCGCGCGAGACGCAGCCGCATTTCTTCGAATCCCGATTCCCTGAGCTGTTAAAGCTGCTCGATACCGTTCATTGAGGTGACCGTGAGAGCACTACTGACCCCTGAAGTTGCCCCGCGTATGGGGATCGTATTGTTCAGGCCAGGTTCAGAGCTGATGCCCCTGTTTATGCAGGGGCGTGTCCTGCTGGAGCCTGAGCCGGAGCGTTATTCATCTTTCGCGAGTGGTGCCGTTCCGGCGGCATCACAACCGCTGGCGGATGATCCTGCCGTTCGGGCCGTGTTCCGCAATGAGGCAGTGATCCGTCGTGCTGGTGGCGTGGAATGTCTTGAAAGCTGGTTACTTCGTGAAAAAGGCTGCCAGTGGCCTCATTCCGACTGGCACAGCGAGAACATGACCACAATGCGACACGCTCCGGGTGCAATCCGTCTGTGCTGGCACTGCGATAACCAGCTGCGCGATCAGTTCACGGAACGGCTGGAATCAATGGCAACGGATAACTGTGCCCGCTGGGTGTTGTCTGTTGTGCGTCGGGATCTCGGTTTTGATGACAGTCACGTTGTGACAATGCCGGAACTGTGCTGGTGGCTGATTCGTAATGACCTGGCGGATGCCTTACCGGAAAGTGCAGCCCGTAAGGCACTGAGATTACCGAAGCCTGTTGTGCCGTCTGTCACCCGGGAGAGTGACCTTGTTCCTTCGGTTCCTGCCACCAGCATTATCCAGGATAAAGCGAAAAAGGTGCTGGCGCTGAAAGTGGATCCGGAGTCGCCGGAGTCTTTTATGTTACGCCCAAAACGTCGCCGCTGGGTTAATGAAAAGTACACGCGCTGGGTTAAGACACAGCCGTGTGCATGTTGTGGAAAGCCCGCTGATGATCCCCACCACCTGATAGGTTACGGTCAGGGTGGAATGGGAACAAAAGCGCATGACCTTTTTGTGTTGCCTTTGTGCAGAAAGCATCACGACGAGCTGCATGCGGATACCGTGGCATTTGAAGAGAGGTATGGCTCCCAGCTGGAGCTGATATTTCGTTTTATCGATCGTGCGCTGGCAACTGGCGTGCTGGCCTGATTTTGTGGAGAAAGTTGATGCGTGATATTCAAATGGTTCTGGATCGTTGGGGAGCATGGGCGGCGAGTGATAGTTCAGGAGTAGACTATTCTCCTGTAGCTGCTGGGTTTAAAGGGCTTCTTCCCTATACAAGCAAAACACGTCAGGCTTGTTCAGATAGTGATGCATTAATTATTGAAGGTTGTCTTGCTCTTCTTAAAAAGCGAAAACCGTACGAGCATTCTTTGATTGTGGCCCATTACCTGTATGGCATCTCGAAAAGAAAGCTTGCAAGAGCTCGCAAAAAAGATGAGAAATTGATACGTATAGAGATACAGATGGCTGAAGGGTTTATTGATGGATGCCTTTCAATGCTGGATGTTAAACTTGAAATGGAGTAGAAAAAAGGGCATTTCTGCCCTTTTTAAATGTGGGGGAGTATCCAGTTTACTTTTCTCCATGTAAAGGCAAAAGTTATTACTGAAATGATAAGAAGAGATAAAGATTCGATAATTAAAATAAATTCTATTTTTTCTCCATGTAACAATGTCTTTTCATTGGCAAACATTGCTATCAAAGCAATAACGCATGCCGTAATTAAAGATGCACCGGCGGTTAATAGATTTACAATAATAACTTGAAGTATGTTGTTGTTTTTTAATGCTTTTATTATTCCATTTGAGTTTTCACTAGCAGCACTAAAAATTGATATTGTGGCTAAAATAAAACCAAATAAAATACCGGATACAGTTGAAATAACCCCGGAGGCTGTAAGTATGTCAGCATGCCCCATCTGAGGGATATACCTCAGTAGGAACAAGGTGCAAAAAACACTTACAATCAGGTTTCTTAAGTATTTCAATAACATATCCTATACCTTCTTTTTGCTGATATCGTATTGCTTAAGGTATTCATTGTTATCAATTTTAGCAGAAATCATGGCTTGCAGAACATCACTATCAGTGCCATAACCATTAACGGTATATATGTTTTTTTCTGAAATGAGTACCTGATCAAGAAGACTTTGTTCAACGGTATTTTTGGGCTGTGTTACTGCCGCTTTTTTTACAATTCCCGGCATTTTTTCAAGGAGTTCTTTAATACCATCCTTAACGAGATCTGATAAATAACCTTTGACTTTTACTCTCCCTGATGCACGTCCCCTTAGATTTAACTTGAGATGTGTTCCACCCAGCCCTACCATCATATTTACCAGTTCCTTAGAAAATGAACTATTTAACTGGTAATTTGTTGCATCAAAGTTCCTGGGAGCAGCCAGGACAATATCACAACTTCTCAAAGTACTTCCTGTTTCAAGTAGCTCTTTGACGCTCTCTTTTTTCCAGATGGCTTGGAATGAAAAGTTATTTCCAGGATTACCACTCTGGCTGTAAAGCAGATAAGCTAAATCCGATTCTTTCGGCCCAAGATGATTTTGAGTTAATATTAAAATATCACTATCGTAATAATATAAAAAATAGGTTCTTTCGACTATGTATTTTTTATCATCTAGTGGTATGTTGTGCTCATTCCAGTATTCATCACCAATATAAGGAAGGAGATACTCTTCTCGTGAGCATGACATGTAGCCGAAGAAATATTTAGCTTTTGTATCTTTATTTATAAAAGCTATTTTTAACTTTTTATTTCTATAGATGGTATCAAAATGATTATTCGTAACGGTTACGCAAGTATTATACAGATTTTCAATTGCTTGCTTAGCAACTGAATGGCTGCGGATAGTCCCAGAACTGCTGGTGTAAAAACCAATTTTAAGTTTTTTTTGTTTCTTTGATTGCGCAATAGTAGCCATGTTAAACCTTAGTATACTAATAATTTCTTATGGATCTTTTTTTATATGGCTTTAATTTAGCAAAAAAAATTACCGCGGTCCGCAAATTTTATCTTAATCTGTTAAGAGTGGTTACTTCGTCACACAGCTTAAACCCGCCGTCGAGCGGGTTTTTCCATTTTTTGAGTCTCGATATTAGCTGATAACCCAATACCTGAGTTATTCACTGACTCCGAGTCTGTTACGTTTCGTAGTATTCCCTCAATTTACACCCGCTTTGTCTGCGAGGTGGGGTTATGAAATCCATGGATAAGTTAACAACGGGTGTCGCCTATGGCACCTCAGCAGGTAGTGCCGGGTACTGGTTTTTACAGCTGCTAGATAAAGTCACGCCCTCACAGTGGGCGGCAATTGGAGTGCTGGGTAGCCTGGTATTTGGCCTGCTGACGTACCTGACAAACCTTTATTTCAAGATTAAAGAAGACAAGCGTAAGGCTGCACGGGGAGAGTAATTCAATGACTCAAAACTATGAACTGATTGTGAAAGGGATCCGCAATTTTGAGAATAAAGTTACGGTAACTTTAGCGTTACGGGACAAAAAACGCTTTGACGGTGAAATTTTTGACCTGGACATCTCGCTGGACCGTGTTGAAGGTGCCGCGCTGGAGTTTTATGAGGCAGCAGCCAGAAGGAGCATCAGACAGGTCTTCCTGGATGTTGCTGCCGGGTTATGTGAAGGGGATGAGCTGTCGCCGGAAAAGCGCCCCATAATTTTAGAGGCGCAGAATGTGTGGATAACCTACAAAGGAAAGCTACCGGGAAGAATTACTGGTTCTCTGAAGACTCCGCCGAAATGGTAATTTCACCAGCATATTTTTCTTCCAGTAATACCGCCAGCCACTTGAAAGAATTTTGTTGTTGCTGGGACCATTTGGGGTTGAGTGATTCAAGCTGGAGCGATGCCAGTGTTGGTTGCATTTGTTCCTTGGGAATTGAGAATGCCAGATATGAAAATGCGACAGTAAGGGCATTTACATCATCCCGAAGCCTGGAAATGCAGTCGAGCAACTCCTGTAGAGAAATGGTGCTATTGTCCATAAACAATCCTCTCTATTGTATTTAACTATTCCTTGCCTGATTCAACAGGCCGGGACAGATAAACATATCCAGGGTTCAGAAACCGATAAATCCTGATAAATATCCATGAACGCAAAAATCAGATACGGCCTGTCGGCTGCCGTTCTGGCACTGATTGCCGTCGGTGCGCCTGCGCCTGATATTCTCGACCAGTTTCTGGATGAAAAAGAAGGTAACCACACAACGGCATACCGCGATGGTTCCGGCATCTGGACCATCTGTCGGGGTGCCACGGTGGTGGATGGAAAACCCGTTTTTCCCGGTATGAAACTGTCGAAGGAAAAATGCGACCAGGTTAACGCCATTGAACGGGATAAGGCGCTGGCATGGGTGGAGCGCAATATTAAAGTGCCACTGACCGAACCACAGAAAGCGGGTATCGCGTCATTTTGTCCCTATAACATTGGCCCCGGTAAGTGTTTCCCGTCGACGTTTTATAAGCGGCTGAATGCCGGTGATCGTAAAGGTGCATGCGAGGCGATTCGCTGGTGGATAAAAGATGGTGGGCGCGATTGCCGCATACGTTCAAATAACTGCTATGGACAGGTTATTCGTCGTGACCAGGAAAGCGCATTAGCCTGTTGGGGGATAGATCAGTGAGCAGAGTCGCCGCGATTATTTATGCTCTGGTTATCTGCATCATCGTCTGCCTGTCATGGGCTGTTAATCATTACCGTGATAACGCAATCGCCTACAAAGAGCAGCGCGATAACAAGGCCAGTGAACTGGAGAAGGCGAACGCCACCATCGCTGACATGCGGAAGCGTCAACGTGATGTAGCAGAACTCGACGCAAGATACACAAAGGAGCTTGCTGATGCTAACGCGACTATCGAAAGTCTCCGTGCTGATGTTTCTGCTGGGCGTAAGCGCCTGCAAGTCGCCGCCACCTGTGCAAAGTCAACGACCGGAGCCAGCAGCATGGGCGATGGAGAAAGCCCAAGACTTACAGCAGATGCTGAACTCAATTATTACCGTCTCCGAAGTGGAATCGACAAGATAACCGCGCAGGTTAACTACCTGCAGGAATACATCAGGACGCAATGCCTGAAATAATTTTTTTGCAAATCACAAAGTCCATTTAATGAGCCTCGCGATGCGGGGCTTTTTGCAATAAATGCGTACCGCAACGCATGTTTTTTACACCGAACCTGCCCCTTTGGAATGGGCCTTTGAGGATACCAGTTAGTGCTGGCGAGCCTCGGTGGGCTGGTTTCCTGTGCGGCAAAGGTTCATTTCAAAGAGTAGGTACACGCTATGAAATCATTAACCCTCTTCAATCAACCAATTCGTATCGGTGAAGATGGCATGATCTGCCTCACTGATATGTGGAAAGCCAGTGGTAAAAGTGAATCTGAATCGCCTTACCACTACCTGCGAAACAAGCAGACCAAAGAGTTCTTAGCCGAGCTGGAGAAAAACCACGAATCTGTGGTTTTTACTGAGCGCGGTGTACACGGTGGAACATATGGCGGGAAGTTTGTTGCTTACGATTATGCGGCTTGGTTAAACCCCGGGTTCAAGTACGCGGCCTATAAAGTCCTCGATGACTACTTCACCGGAGAACTTCAGCATCGCAACAGCTTAAGTGCGCAGCTCAACATGAAATGTCATGAGTTTGACCAGAAGAAAGACATGGCGAGCTTCTGCGGACAAGGGCTGGCAGCATGGCGCTATACGAAGCCTGTGTTGGTCGCTGAGATTAACTCCCTGGCTAACCAGCTGCAGATTACGATCCCCGGGCTTCCGGGATGAGTGATCGTGTTATTGAATGCGCCTCCAGAGCGGGGCGCGACTTCTCAGAGTTCATGAAAGGCGAGAAGGGCATGATGGAAGCATTGGCCTCGGTGGATGAGTTTGGCGAGCAGCTGCGCCTCAACGGCTGTGTCAATCATCACTTTGTTAGCTACATGATGCGGAACTCGATCATGCAGGCATTCATGGACATGGCAAAAGCCGAGAGGAAAGAAGAGCGCCGGCGTAAGCGAGCGGAAGCAAAAGCAAAAGCAAAAGTGAAGTAGCCATTACAAAGCCCATTTACGGGTGGGCTTGATAATGAAACCGGAATTTATTCTGGGCCACCAGTTAACGGCAGTACCACGAAACAACCTAAGCCAGTAAGTGGGGAAATAACACCGGCAGCCACTGAAAGATGAACCTCCTGCCTTATGGCAAAAAAGATTCTTTGTGGTGGCGGACTGATGGAAAGACATCCTAATTTCAGCCAAACATTGAAGGAGTTGTTATGTCAGCAGAAGGTTTCAATAACCCATCAAAATTCCGGGATGAGTGGGATAGCAGCGTAAAGAGTAAGTGATGCCATCACAAAAGCCATTCCCTACAGAGTGGCTTTGATAATGGCTTATACCCTACACGGGATAACTTAACTGATATCCCTTTTAAAGGATAAAGGTATTCAAGCCTGACACATCATGCGCTGTATCGTCGCCGTATTCCCGTATTAACAGAGACCGTAGCCCGACGGGGAACTCCTTCTGCGCGAGTGTGCGGGAATAATCAAAAACGATGCACACCGGGGTTACCGGGTACACATATTTCATCATGCCAGCGAGTCCGGTTCTGGCACGGAAGAAACCGGACGTTATGATTTAGTGCGGAAATATTTGTGTAGTGTTCTGAATGTTCTCAGTAAAGAGTAATGAATTATCAAAGGTATAGTAATACCTTTTGTTTTCGTGGATATTTGTAATCCATCTGAAAACCCCTGCTGTAGCAAGATTTTTCCTGTATTCGTAAAATGATAACTCTCCTGATTTGAATCCTTTTAAGGTGGCTTCTATAAGGCATTTATTTTTTGAAAATCTTACATTTACAACCTTACCCTGCCCTTTTATTAAAACCGTATTATCGTTTTCAAGAACAAGATGAATATTCTCTGTGGCTAAATAGTAAATGTAATGTGAGACATTGTGACGTTTTAGTTCAGAATAAAACCAGTGATAGTTTAAATTATTTCGCACTTTATCGAATATTTGTTTAAAAATGGCAACCTGAGCCATTGTAGTACCTTCCATGTGATATGAGGGGGCGTAGTCTGCACGATTATCTAAATTGCTTCAATCTGGTCTAACCTGTTTTCTGAGCAATTCAGTAATGTCACTCTTTTCTTTGTTTGCTTCAGGCGAAACTCTTTTTTCTGAGCACAGTCTCCGGCGGCAGGCTTCAATGACCCAGGCTGAGAAATTCCCGGACCCTTTTTGAACAAGAGCGATGTTAATTTGTTCAATCATTTGGTTAGGAAAGCGGATGTTGCGGGTTGTTGTTCTGCGGGTTCTGTTCTTCGTTGACATGAGGTTGCCCTGTATTCAGTGTCGCTGATTTGTATTGTCTGAAGTTGTTTTTACGTTAAGTTGATGCAGATCAATTAATACGATACCTGCGTCATAATTGATTATTTGACGTGGTTTGATGGCGTAGATGCACGTTGTGACATGCAGATGATAATTATTATCATTTTGCGGGTCCTTTCCGGCGATCCGACAGGTTACGGGGCGGCGACCTCGCGGGTTTTCGCTATTTATGAAAATTTTCCGGTTTAAGGCGTTTCCGTTCTTCTTCGTCGTAACTTAATGTTTTTATTTAAAATACCCCCTGAAAAGAAAGGAAACGACAGGTGCTGAAAACGAACTTTTGGGCCTTTGTCGTTTCCTTTCTCTGTTTTTGGCCGTGGAATGAACAATGGAAGTCAACAAAAAGCAGCTGGCTGACATTTTCGGTGCGAGTATCCGTACCATTCAGAACTGGCAGGAACAGGGAATGCCCGTTCTGCGAGGCGGTGGCAAGGGTAATGAGGTGCTTTATGACTCTGCCGCCGTCATAAAATGGTATGCCGAAAGGGATGCTGAAATTGAGAACGAAAAGCTGCGCCGGGAGGTTGAAGAACTGCGGCAGGCCAGCGAGGCAGATCTCCAGCCAGGAACTATTGAGTACGAACGCCATCGACTTACGCGTGCGCAGGCCGACGCACAGGAACTGAAGAATGCCAGAGACTCCGCTGAAGTGGTGGAAACCGCATTCTGTACTTTCGTGTTGTCGCGGATCGCAGGTGAAATTGCCAGTATTCTCGACGGGCTCCCCCTGTCGGTGCAGCGGCGTTTTCCGGAACTGGAAAACCGACATGTTGATTTCCTGAAACGGGATATCATCAAAGCCATGAACAAAGCAGCCGCGCTGGATGAACTGATACCGGGGTTGCTGAGTGAATATATCGAACAGTCAGGTTAACAGGCTGCGGCATTTTGTCCGCGCCGGGCTTCGCTCACTGTTCAGGCCGGAGCCACAGACCGCCGTTGAATGGGCGGATGCTAATTACTATCTCCCGAAAGAATCCGCATACCAGGAAGGGCGCTGGGAAACACTGCCCTTTCAGCGGGCCATCATGAATGCGATGGGCAGCGACTACATCCGTGAGGTGAATGTGGTGAAGTCTGCCCGTGTCGGTTATTCCAAAATGCTGCTGGGTGTTTATGCCTACTTTATAGAGCATAAGCAGCGCAACACCCTTATCTGGTTGCCGACGGATGGTGATGCCGAGAACTTTATGAAAACCCACGTTGAGCCGACTATTCGTGATATTCCGTCGCTGCTGGCGCTGGCCCCGTGGTATGGCAAAAAGCACCGGGATAACACGCTCACCATGAAGCGTTTCACTAATGGGCGTGGCTTCTGGTGCCTGGGCGGTAAAGCGGCAAAAAACTACCGTGAAAAGTCGGTGGATGTGGCGGGTTATGATGAACTTGCTGCTTTTGATGATGATATTGAACAGGAAGGCTCTCCGACGTTCCTGGGTGACAAGCGTATTGAAGGCTCGGTCTGGCCAAAGTCCATCCGTGGCTCCACGCCAAAAGTGAGAGGCACCTGTCAGATTGAGCGTGCAGCCAGTGAATCCCCGCATTTTATGCGTTTTCATGTTGCCTGCCCGCATTGCGGGGAGGAGCAGTATCTTAAATTTGGCGACAAAGAGACGCCGTTTGGCCTCAAATGGACGCCGGATGACCCCTCCAGCGTGTTTTATCTCTGCGAGCATAATGCCTGCGTCATCCGCCAGCAGGAGCTGGACTTTACTGATGCCCGTTATATCTGCGAAAAGACCGGGATCTGGACCCGTGATGGCATTCTCTGGTTTTCGTCATTCGGTGAAGAGATTGAGCCACCTGACAGTGTGACCTTTCACATCTGGACAGCGTACAGCCCGTTCACCACCTGGGTGCAGATTGTCAAAGACTGGATGAAAACGAAAGGGGATACGGGAAAACGTAAAACCTTCGTAAACACCACGCTCGGTGAGACGTGGGAGGCGAAAATTGGCGAACGTCCGGATGCTGAAGTGATGGCAGAGCGGAAAGAGCATTATTCAGCGCCCGTTCCTGACCGTGTGGCTTACCTGACCGCCGGTATCGACTCCCAGCTGGATCGCTACGAAATGCGCGTATGGGGATGGGGGCCGGGTGAGGAAAGCTGGCTGATTGATCGGCAGATTATTATGGGCCGCCACGACGATGAACAGACGCTGCTGCGTGTGGATGAGGCCATCAATAAAACCTATACCCGCCGGAATGGTGCAGAAATGTCGATATCCCGTATCTGCTGGGATATTGGCGGGATTGACCCGACCATTGTGTATGAACGCTCGAAAAAGCATGGGCTGTTCCGGGTGATCCCCATTAAAGGGGCATCCGTCTACGGTAAGCCGGTGGCCAGCATGCCTCGTAAGCGAAACAAAAACGGGGTTTACCTTACCGAAATCGGTACGGATACCGCGAAAGAGCAGATTTATAACCGCTTCACACTGACGCCGGAAGGGGATGAACCGCTTCCCGGTGCCGTTCACTTCCCGAATAACCCGGATATTTTTGATCTGACCGAAGCGCAGCAGCTGACTGCTGAAGAGCAGGTCGAAAAATGGGTGGATGGCAGGAAAAAAATACTGTGGGACAGCAAAAAGCGACGCAATGAGGCGCTCGACTGCTTCGTTTATGCGCTGGCGGCGCTGCGCATCAGTATTTCCCGCTGGCAGCTGGATCTCAGTGCGCTGCTGGCGAGCCTGCAGGAAGAGGATGGTGCAGCAACCAACAAGAAAACACTGGCAGATTACGCCCGTGCCTTATCCGGAGAGGATGAATGACGCGACAGGAAGAACTTGCCGCTGCCCGTGCGGCACTGCATGACCTGATGACAGGTAAACGGGTGGCAACAGTACAGAAAGACGGACGAAGGGTGGAGTTTACGGCCACTTCCGTGTCTGACCTGAAAAAATATATTGCAGAGCTGGAAGTGCAGACCGGCATGACACAGCGACGCAGGGGACCTGCAGGATTTTATGTATGAAAACGTCCACCATTCCCACCCTTCTGGGGCCGGACGGCATGACATCGCTGCGTGAACATGCCGGTTATCACGGCGGTGGCAGCGGATTTGGTGGGCAGTTGCGGGCGTGGAACCCACCGGGTGAAAGTGTGGATGCAGCCCTGCTGCCCAACTTTACCCGTGGCAATGCCCGCGCAGACGATCTGGTACGCAATAACGGCTATGCCGCCAACGCCATCCAGCTGCATCAGGATCATATCGTCGGGTCTTTTTTCCGGCTCAGTCATCGCCCAAGCTGGCGCTATCTGGGCATCGGGGAGGAAGAAGCCCGTGCCTTTTCCCGCGAGGTTGAAGCGGCATGGAAAGAGTTTGCCGAGGATGACTGCTGCTGCATTGACGTTGAGCGAAAACGCACGTTTACCATGATGATTCGGGAAGGTGTGGCCATGCACGCCTTTAACGGTGAACTGTTCGTTCAGGCCACCTGGGATACCAGTTCGTCGCGGCTTTTCCGGACACAGTTCCGGATGGTCAGCCCGAAGCGCATCAGCAACCCGAACAATACCGGCGACAGCCGGAACTGCCGTGCCGGTGTGCAGCTTAATGACAGCGGTGCGGCGCTGGGATATTACGTCAGCGAGGACGGCTATCCTGGCTGGATGCCGCAGAAATGGACATGGATACCCCGTGAGTTACCCGGCGGTCGTGCCTCGTTCATTCACGTCTTTGAACCCGTGGAGGACGGGCAGACCCGCGGTGCAAATGTGTTTTACAGCGTGATGGAGCAGATGAAGATGCTCGACACGCTGCAGAACACGCAGCTGCAGAGTGCCATTGTGAAGGCGATGTATGCCGCCACCATTGAAAGTGAGCTGGATACGCAGTCAGCGATGGATTTTATTCTTGGCGCGAATAGTCAGGAGCAGCGGGACAAGCTGACCGGCTGGATTGGTGAAATTGCCGCGTATTACGCCGCAGCACCGGTCCGGCTGGGAGGCGCAAAAGTGCCTCACCTGATGCCGGGTGACTCACTGAACCTGCAGACGGCTCAGGATACGGATAACGGCTACTCCGTGTTTGAGCAGTCACTGCTGCGGTATATCGCTGCCGGGCTGGGTGTCTCGTATGAGCAGCTTTCCCGGAATTACGCCCAGATGAGCTACTCCACGGCACGGGCCAGTGCGAACGAGTCGTGGGCGTACTTTATGGGGCGGCGAAAATTCGTCGCATCCCGTCAGGCGAGCCAGATGTTTCTGTGCTGGCTGGAAGAGGCCATCGTTCGCCGCGTGGTGACGTTACCTTCAAAAGCGCGCTTCAGTTTTCAGGAAGCCCGCAGTGCCTGGGGGAACTGCGACTGGATAGGCTCCGGTCGTATGGCCATCGATGGTCTGAAAGAAGTTCAGGAAGCGGTGATGCTGATAGAAGCCGGACTGAGCACCTACGAGAAAGAGTGCGCGAAACGCGGCGACGACTATCAGGAAATTTTTGCCCAGCAGGTCCGTGAAACGATGGAGCGTCGTGCAGCTGGTCTTAAACCGCCCGCCTGGGCGGCTGCGGCATTTGAATCCGGGCTGCGACAATCAACAGAGGAGGAGAAGAGTGACAGCAGAGCTGCGTAATCTCCCGCATATTGCCAGCATGGCTTTTAATGAGCCGCTGATGCTTGAACCCGCCTATGCGCGGGTTTTCTTTTGTGCGCTTGCAGGCCAGCTTGGGATCAGCTGCCTGACGGATGCAGTATCCGGCGACAGCCTGACTGCCGGAGAGGCACCCGCGGCGCTGGCGTTATCCGGTGATGATGACGGACCACGACAGGCCCGCAGTTATCAGGTCATGAACGGCATCGCCGTGCTGCCGGTGTCCGGCACGCTGGTCAGCCGGACGCGGGCGCTGCAGCCGTACTCGGGGATGACCGGTTACAACGGCATTATCGCCCGTCTGCAACAGGCTGCCAGCGATCCGATGGTGGACGGCATTCTGCTCGATATGGACACGCCCGGCGGGATGGTGGCGGGGGCATTTGACTGCGCTGACATCATCGCCCGTGTGCGTGACATAAAACCGGTATGGGCGCTGGCCAACGACATGAACTGCAGTGCAGGTCAGCTGCTTGCCAGTGCCGCCTCCCGGCGTCTGGTCACGCAGACCGCCCGGACAGGCTCCATCGGCGTCATGATGGCTCACAGTAATTACGGTGCTGCGCTGGAGAAACAGGGTGTGGAAATCACTCTGATTTACAGCGGCAGCCATAAGGTGGATGGCAACCCCTACAGCCATCTTCCGGATGACGTCCGGGAGACACTGCAGTCCCGGATGGACGCAACCCGCCAGATGTTTGCGCAGAAGGTGTCGGCATATACCGGCCTGTCCGTGCAGGCTGTGCTGGATACCGAGGCTGCAGTGTACAGCGGTCAGGAGGCCATTGATGCCGGACTGGCTGATGAACTTGTTAACAGTACCGATGCGATCACCGTTATGCGTGATGCACTGGATGCACGTAAATCCCGTCTCTCAGGAGGGCGAATGACCAAAGAGACTCAATCAACAACTGTTTCAGCCACTGCTTCGCAGGCTGACGTTACTGACGTGGTGCCAGCGACGGAGGGCGAAAACGCCAGCGCGGCGCAGCCGGACGTGAACGCGCAGATCACCGCAGCGGTTGCGGCAGAAAACAGCCGCATTATGGGGATCCTCAACTGTGAGGAGGCTCACGGACGCGAAGAACAGGCACGCGTGCTGGCAGAAACCCCCGGTATGACCGTGGAAACGGCCCGCCGCATTCTGGCCGCAGCACCACAGAGTGCACAGGCGCGCAGTGACACTGCGCTGGATCGTCTGATGCAGGGGGCACCGGCACCGCTGGCTGCAGGTAACCCGGCATCTGATGCCGTTAACGATTTGCTGAACACACCAGTGTAAGGGATGTTTATGACGAGCAAAGAAACCTTTACCCATTACCAGCCGCAGGGCAACAGTGACCCGGCTCATACCGCAACCGCGCCCGGCGGATTGAGTGCGAAAGCGCCTGCAATGACCCCGCTGATGCTGGACACCTCCAGCCGTAAGCTGGTTGCGTGGGATGGCACCACCGACGGTGCTGCCGTTGGCATTCTTGCGGTTGCTGCTGACCAGACCAGCACCACGCTGACGTTCTACAAGTCCGGCACGTTCCGTTATGAGGATGTGCTCTGGCCGGAGGCTGCCAGCGACGAGACGAAAAAACGGACCGCGTTTGCCGGAACGGCAATCAGCATCGTTTAACTTTACCCTTCATCACTAAAGGCCGCCTGTGCGGCTTTTTTTACGGGATTTTTTTATGTCGATGTACACAACCGCCCAACTGCTGGCGGCAAATGAGCAGAAATTTAAGTTTGATCCGCTGTTTCTGCGTCTCTTTTTCCGTGAGAGCTATCCCTTCACCACGGAGAAAGTCTATCTCTCACAAATTCCGGGACTGGTAAACATGGCGCTGTACGTTTCGCCGATTGTTTCCGGTGAGGTTATCCGTTCCCGTGGCGGCTCCACCTCTGAATTTACGCCGGGATATGTCAAGCCGAAGCATGAAGTGAATCCGCAGATGACCCTGCGTCGCCTGCCGGATGAAGATCCGCAGAATCTGGCGGACCCGGCTTACCGCCGCCGTCGCATCATCATGCAGAACATGCGTGACGAAGAGCTGGCTATTGCTCAGGTCGAAGAGATGCAGGCAGTTTCTGCCGTGCTTAAGGGCAAATACACCATGACCGGTGAAGCCTTCGATCCGGTTGAGGTGGATATGGGCCGCAGTGAGGAGAATAACATCACGCAGTCCGGCGGCACGGAGTGGAGCAAGCGTGACAAGTCCACGTATGACCCGACCGACGATATCGAAGCCTACGCGCTGAACGCCAGCGGTGTGGTGAATATCATCGTGTTCGATCCGAAAGGCTGGGCGCTGTTCCGTTCCTTCAAAGCCGTCAAGGAGAAGCTGGATACCCGTCGTGGCTCTAATTCCGAGCTGGAGACAGCGGTGAAAGACCTGGGTAAAGCGGTGTCCTATAAGGGGATGTATGGCGATGTGGCCATCGTCGTGTATTCCGGACAGTACGTGGAAAACGGCGTCAAAAAGAACTTCCTGCCGGACAACACGATGGTGCTGGGGAACACTCAGGCACGCGGTCTGCGCACCTATGGCTGCATTCAGGATGCGGACGCACAGCGCGAAGGCATTAACGCCTCTGCCCGTTACCCGAAAAACTGGGTGACCACCGGCGATCCGGCGCGTGAGTTCACCATGATTCAGTCAGCACCGCTGATGCTGCTGGCTGACCCTGATGAGTTCGTGTCCGTACAACTGGCGTAATCATGGCCCTTCGGGGCCATTGTTTCTCTGTGGAGGAGTCCATGACGAAAGATGAACTGATTGCCCGTCTCCGCTCGCTGGGTGAACAACTGAACCGTGATGTCAGCCTGACGGGGACGAAAGAAGAACTGGCGCTCCGTGTGGCAGAGCTGGAAGAGGAGCTTGATGACACGGATGAAACTGCCGGTCAGGACACCCCTCTCAGCCGGGAAAATGTGCTGACCGGGCATGAAAATGAGGTGGTATCAGCGCAGCCGGATACCGTGATTCAGGATACGGCTGAACTGGTCACGGTCGTGGCACTGGTGAAGCTGCATACTGATGCACTTCACGCCACGCGGGATGAACCTGTGGCATTTGTGCTGCCGGGAACGGCGTTTCGTGTCTCTGCCGGTGTGGCAGCCGAAATGACAGAGCGCGGCCTGGCCAGAATGCAATAACGGGAGGCGCTGTGGCTGATTTCGATAACCTGTTCGATGCTGCCATTGCCCGCGCCGATGAAACGATACGCGGGTACATGGGAACGTCAGCCACC